TAACAGACGTAAATTATATATTTTTAGAAACTATGGGGTATAAAGCCAATGAAAAAAATAAAGTCATTGGAAAACACCACAGTATTTTTGTAAGTTATGAGTATTCAAAGTCTGATGAATATTTAAAGTTTTGGGAAAATTTAAGAAAAGGTAAGTTCTTTGATGGAATATTTGAAAGGAAAAAGGTAGATGGCTCTGTTGTTTATTTACAAGCATCTTATAACCCTGTAGTTGATAGTAAGGGCAATATTACTGATGTAGTTAAGATTGCAACTGATATTACTGAATCTGTAAATAATAAGAAAAAAATAGATGACCTTTCTAAAAACTTACAAATAGAATTAGATAATTCTCAAAAACTAAAAAACGCAATTGAAATAGAAAAAGATGCAGCTTTAAATGACTTAGATGTAATGATGAAAAAAAGTCAGAGTGAGTTAATAAAGATAATTGTTAAAGTTGCTTTGTCGGTTATAATTGGGGTTGGTCTTGTAACAACATTATTATATTGGGTTGCTATTATAACAGAACAAGACACACAAATAATAGGATCAACTTGGAGTAATATGTTTAGTGTATTATTAACCAATGCCTTTTCAATAGTAGGTACAATTATGGGTATCAAGTATGCTACTCAAGAAACTGGAGTAAACAAAAAAAATAAAATAATATGAGAAAATTTTTTAGAGAGCTTGTGTCAGATAATAACCACATAAATGAACAAACATTTGTGGGAATAGTAGCTTTTTTTGCTATGGCATTTATTTTAATAGTTGATGTAGTTACTGGAATTTGGGGTAAAGAATTAATTATCAAAGAATTTATTTTTGATGGGTTTATGATAATTACTTTAGGTGCTTTTGGAATTACTACAGTTGGTAGAATACTTTCTCAAAAGAAAAAAGAAGAAGTGAAAGAAGAAGTAAATAATCAAGAAGAAATAGGATAATTATGGTACTAAAAAGAGGAGACAATAATGATACTGTTAAGAAGATTCAAGCAGTATTAGGTGTAGAACAAGTAGGAAACTTTGGTTCTAAAACAGAAGCGGCTGTTATTGAGTTTCAAAAGAAACACGGACTTACTCCAGATGGAATTGTGGGGGCTGCTACGTTAGCAAAGATGGGTATTACATTAGATTCTAAATCAGTGGCAGTCAAAGCTACTTCAGCATCTAAATACACTAAAGAGCAAATAGAATCAGCAGTCAAAGCAAGAGGATACAAATGGTTTGAAGATAATGACCTTGCACTAAATATAGTAGGAATCAGAAATGCTTCAACCGGTCAAAAGGTTACTAATTTATTTGATGATTATTTAACGCTTACTTATAAAGAAGACGGTCTATGGAAATGTCATATTTGGGCAGGCACTACAGACCCTGGAACTAAAGGTGTAATGCAATATGGAAATAAAGCTGGTGTTGCTAGATTAGTAGAAGGGCAGTATATTAATTCACATATAATGAGATTACACGCTGGAAAGTATGAAGCGTTAGGACAAAACAAACCAGTTAAAGTATTCCGTGATCCAAATAAAGATATGATATATGATGAGAAGTCAATACAAGAAGGCTTGTTTGGAATCAATATTCACAAAGCTGGAGCAGATTCAACATTTGTAGAAAATTGGTCAGAAGGTTGTCAAGTATTTAAGAAATCTGCCGATTTTGAAGAGTTTATGAAAATATGTAGAAAAGCAAAAGCTTTGCACGGAAATAATTTTACTTACACTTTGTTAAAATCAACAGATATAGTGATATGAAAACATTAAGCCTATCATCGTTTTATTTTAAGTTAATGCTACCACTATTTTCATTTAGTTTTTTAATTACATACGTTTTTGAAATAAGTATAGCTTATTGGGAACAATTCTTTGCAGTTACATTAGTAATTGCAGTTGATGGTTTCTTTGGAATTATAAGAGGATGTATCTCAGAAGGGTTTAAAACATATAAAGCACTAAAAATTTTTAAAACGCTTTTCACTTGGGTATTTATTATGGCAACTTTATTAGTAGTAGAAAAAGCATATCCATTTGCATCTTGGTTATCAGAAACTTTTATGTTTCCAGTAATAGTTTTCTATTTAATTTCGGCTTTGAAAAATGCTTCTCAATCGAAACTAATAAAATCTGATTTAGTAAATAAAATAATGGAAAAAGTAGATCAACACAAATTATAATGGAAGAAAAATCAAACGAATATCCAGAAGCTGGCATTAATGTTCACTCTGGAGTAAAACAAGCAATAGAAAACTTTAGAAGATTACCAGAAGCTCAAAGAGCTAAAAAACCTTTACTATATTGGTTACTTGGTGCTGGAACTCCTCCATACAAAATGAGTAAAAAAGATGCTAATTATGTAGGAAAAACTATAAATGGTCAAAATTGCGGAAATTGTCGCTTTGCATTTCAAAGAGTCGTAAATGATGAATATATTTGTAGTCAAATGAGAGGTAATATTGGTTTAAATCATTGGTGTAGGCTTTGGGTTTCGGGTTCAACGGCTATTCCTCCTAAAAAAAGATAATATGAAAATTCAAAAAAAATATATTTGGGCAACTGCAATTGCAGTAGTTTCTGGAGCTGCAGCTTTAGGTTACTTACAATTTAAAAAAATAATGAATTATACCTTGACGATGGTAGGTATAAGAAATCCTAAATTATCTGCAAGCGGTTTGGATTTTGATATTCTTTATGAATATAAAAATAAAGCGGATATAGATGTTACTCTTCGTGAACAAGAGTATGAAGTCTACATTGATAACATTTATATAACTACCTTAACTAACTATGCGCCTAATGTTTTGAAAGCAAGTGAGACTTCTCCAATAACAATTGGTGTTAGACTTAAATTTTCAGATTTAAAAGAAAAGTTTTCCAGAGGATTGATTGCAAAGATGATAACAGATCCAGAATCAGTAGAAATCAAAACAATAATGAAATGGAAAGTAACTATTTTAGGTGTATTTAGGTTTCCAGCCAGATATACTTATAAACTTACTTTAAAAGAAATTATAAATTATATGAAATAATTTTTTTATTTTAGTATAAATTAAAACGAATAAGTATGTTAGGGAAAATTGTTGGTGCTTTTATAGACAAGGAAAAAGAAATTGGCACAGTTATTACAAACACTTTGGATAATCTTTCAGAAGAATTAGATGCGGAATTTAAAGATTTTTTCGTAACTATTCAACCAATAGATGAAGATTTTAACTTCAAAATGTATGTATATCACAAAGTAAATGGAGTTCCAAAATTTATAAGAGAAATAACTCTTAAAGAAATTGTAGAATGATGCAAAATTTCAACAAGGTAGAAGCAACAAAATTTGTTGCTTTTTTAATTTTAATAATATTGTTTTTGTTTACCTATTTCAAGAATCCAGAAACTATACCTTTCTCTGATTCATACTGGCAAAAGGAAATAGACCGGATTAATCATAGATATGATGATTTACAGTCTAAATACGATTCAATACAAAATGTAACAATTAACAGATTGCAAAAAATTGACACAATTGAAAAAACTAAAAAAGAAATAGAATATGTTTATATTGAAAAAAATAATCAAATTGATACTTTTGGGATTAGTTCTATCCTTAATAGCTTTCAAAGGATTTTCGCAAAAAGCAATTCAAAATAATGGTGATACGTTAATATGTTTTACTCCAGACGAATCTAAATTTATTTTAAAAGAACTTAATCAAAAAGACTATTTAGATAGCGTAAACAACTATAATTTACAAATCATTGGAGAATATAAATTGGTAGTTTCAGAAATGACAACTATGGTGAATTTAAAAGAAGAACAAATAAATTTAAAGAAATCTGAAATAGAAATATTAAATAATGTTGTTGAAGAAAAAAACAATATTATTGATAGAAAAGAAAAAGAAATCCGGAAGCAAAAAAGACAAAAAATAGTTGCTATTTGTTTAGGATCTGTAACCAGTATTGCAGCTACTTATCTATATATAACCAAGTAAAAAACAAATAGCGGAAAAATCCGCTATTCCTTACCTATTTAGCATTGACCTAATTATAAATGAACAATCTAATTTAATAAATTATTTATTCAATTCATTATAAATCTTTTGTAGTAAATGTTTATTTGCCTTACAAACAGCAC